CGCTAAAGCTGCACCCACATCACCACTTGCTATTAATTCTTCTATATTAAGCATCTGTTAACCCCGTTGCGTTGAATATCATATATGTCCCTGCGTATACTGCTTGTATCATAAGCGAACCACCAAAAGCTATTGTAGGGTTATTTGTAAATTGAACTAAGCTAGTACCATTTACCCAATATACATCCTGAGCTGTACCACTACCATCTCTGTCTAATGTTATAGTAGTTCCTGTGTTGCCAGCGTGACTAATTTGCCACACATCACCAACACCTGCTGTTGTTGTACTTAAAGTACTATTATTTTGGACTATTGGTAAATCAAATTCAACAGATGCTGCTGAAAAAGCTTTAATCATATGCTGCCCACGATATTGAAGCATTTGTATAGTAGTTTTATTCGCAGTAGTAAAGGCAAAAGATGAGTTCGGTCCCATGCCACCGATACTTAAAACTTTAGCAGCGTCAGTAGTTGGCAAATAAAAATCAGCGTTAGGTCTGTTTCCCGAATTCATCACAGTCGCGTGGATACTTTGGTGAGCTGAATCACCAAGTTGAATTTCAGCAGCATCTGTTGCAAACTTACCAGTAGTTTGCAATGAATCGGCACTTGCGTTTATTACTGCAGTATGACCAACATTAAAGCTATCATTTAGATAACTATCAAAAGCTGCTCCGCTAGTACCATCTGCAACTGAAAATACAAGACGATTAGCACTATGCTCTCCATCATCAGCAGTGCTGCCTATATTCGCGTGAACTGATGCGTAACTAACTTTTACGTCGTCTTCATTACGACCAGAAAATGCAATAGCTCCTAGCGCGTTAGTATTGTTGATCTCGTCTGCCCTGTCAACATCTCTGTATATATCGACAATCGGCCCGAACCTTGATGTTGGATTATTAGCATTAGCTAATGCACCCCCGATGATACCTATCACATCACCATGGACTTGCTCATTGGCTCCAGATCCGTTTGTTAAAACTCTGTGTATTCCAGTGTCTTCATATAGATCACGAAGATTTTCATCCATTTCGTTATATGTGAGTGCACTACCTTTTGTAGCTCTTTTAGTAATAGTCATTGTATTATTCCATCTTCTCCATAGTATATACCAACGTATGATGTTGTAGTTCCCGGATTATCGGTCATATAATCCGATGTGACATAATTAAATAATTCTTTTTCAGTCGTAGTAAGATCTTCAGTAAAAACATAACACTGATCTATTAAAGCTTGCTTAGCAGTTGGATCTGTCTCTGCTGCAATTTGTGCAAGTAATGATGCATAGTTTGGATTAGCCATTAAGTGATTCCATTCTTTTTCTTATATCTAGCGACATATTCTGTACAAGCTTGTGCGAATGGTCCAGCATTTGCATACGAGGAATATTCAGCTTTATATTTATTATAGTTTTCTTCTATTAATTTACCTTGTGCTTGGAAATCATAAGCGTCAGTTTCTGCATTTGTAGGACGTTTTTGTTTTAAAGCCGCTTGTCGTGATCTTAAGTCTGCAACAGTATAGTTAAACTTTTTTACTTCATCAATATTTGCTCCACCAGATTCAAATGTATATATCCATACTTCAGGCCCTGAAAGCTCATAATATTCTTGCTTTCTTTTCTTTTGTCCAAAGGCAAACAATCTATCGGTAAGAAATTTTATTCTATTAAAAGTCATTCTAGAAGCAAATTTAATCAGATCTTTATTAATCTCTTCAACGTCAGGAACATATACAGCTTTAGGAACAGGCGGGGGTGGTACAACATCAGCAACCTTAGGTGGTTCAGGTTCTACAATAGCATTACCAGCTTCATCTAATACAACATTTGCTGCGTTTGCACATATAGTATTTATATCAGGTTGAGTAGGAGGGAAAGTGCTCATTCCTAATTTTTCTAATGTTGCATCAAAGTCTGCTTCGGCACTTGTATACTTGCTTTTTAGTAGAGCTTTCTTTGCTTCGAACGCAATTACATTTTCATTTTGTGCAGCAAGATCCTGTAACTCTTGTTGAAAACTTTCCTTTGTAGGTATAGTAGGCTTAAACGATTCGGCTTCAGCTTTCATTGCAGTCATGTCAGTCTTGAGAGAAGCAAGTTGATCTTTGCCACCTTGTAACTTAGAGTCAAGACCGCCTTGTAATTCTTTTAGTTTATCTAAATTTACATTATCACCACATGTACTCATAACCTACTCCTATCCGCCTGCAATAACATTTGATGAACCTTGGCCCGATGCATTTGGAACCCAACTACCATGACCACCGGTAGCATCACCTATTCGATGAACTGGTTTACCGTTAACAAAAACTGTACTTGATCCTGCCGTTGCTGGATCTCCGCATCCAGTAGAATCTTGATTAGCTCGTATTACATTTTTACCATTAACAAACACGTTAGAAGAACCACCAGCATAACTAGTTTTATGAAATGGATTAGGCGTAGGACTAGCATGCCCTATATGACCATCTCCCAATCTTGTGACTCCTGGCATATTGACTCCTTAGTTCAGATTAATCGTTGATGCATCCATATCAATTCCACTACCACCATTGATATCCATTGACGCTGCTGTTGTTGTTTGTGAACCAGTAATATCTGTTACTTGAGTACCAGTAACACCAATCAATTGAGCACCATCAATAGTTAATGCAAAGTTATTTAACGATGTATGACTGAATTTCTCAGCATTAAATAAGTTTAAATTTGCAAGTGATGTTATCCCACAGTTACCTGTTACCGTGTGTGACGAGTTGCCGCCTACTGTAACAAGTTTGTCTGCAATTATATTTGATGTAGAGTTATTCATCACTGTTAAACTATCATCAGTACCAATATTTGTACTACGACCAAGTACAACCTCAGTCTCATGGTTAGCACCAATCTTTTGTTGCAACGAACCCTTGATATCCATTGTCATATCTTTTTCTACTTCAAGGTGATAGTTACCATAGACTAATTGTCTTAAATTTCCATCAATAGTCATATTACAATTACCACGAATATGAACATTTTTATTTGATACAACTACTTCGTAGTCTTCACCTGTTATTTTTATTGACCTTGTACCATCTGCGTATATCTCTTCATATGTACCTGAAGTATGTGATCGATGAGTACGTTCAAATCCAGGAGTACAATCAACTTCTGCTACGTGACCACACTCTGATTCATTTACTTTATTATATGGATAATCTGGTACGTGTGCACCACCAACTCTATCATCACCTAATGGAGGCATTACTTCAAATGGTGATTCAGTATAATATGATTCAGCTTTATCTGTCGCAACAGTCGTGACCTTAGGTGGTGACGCAGTTTGTATTGAAGTAACTGCTGCTGATCCTAATTCTCTTTGTTGTAATGCATTACTTGTTGTATATTTAGTTTGCCTTGCTGCGTAATTAACGTCTGACTCTTCAGCATAATCACCAGTAGGATAATTGGCACCAGTGAATCCAAGATCTTTAGAACGTGGACTATTCTTAGATGCAACCGATCCCATAATAATAGGGTCTTGAGCAGATGGTCCGTCTCTAAAGAATCCAACAACCCAGGAACCTTCCATCAATCCATGAGGCGTATCACCAACCCCTGAAGTACCAGAAGCTGTAGTAGGCATCATGACTGTAGCCCATGGTAGATCTTCAGTATCGATAGCACTTTTATCTTCAGTATGGTAACCAAAACAACGAACACGAACTCTATTTAATTCTTCAGGATCAAATCGATCTTCGACCACTCCCGTGAACCAAGTAAAGCTACCACCGATAAAGCTATCACTATTTCTATTCATATTAATTACCAATTGTTATTTTTGAATCTAAATCATATAGTAAACTATCTTTCTGTAAACCGATATCACATTTATATTCATTGCCATCGAACACATGAGCAATAGATGATACAACATATTTCCCAGAAAGAAGTTTATCTTTCATTGCGTCTCTACCTTCAGCCTTTAGTATATTTACATCAGTACTCTTTGGTATGGTTAGTTCGATAATTTTACCAGGACTTAAATCAAAGTCTCCGTATATAACTATATCTAATCCCATAAACTTTAAGTTTTGAAAATATGAATTTTTCTTTGTAAGATTATCTTTAATCGTACCATGATAATTAACTTCAGTTCCAAATGAATTAGCATTAGTAGATATAAAAAATTCTTTTGAAGCATAATTTTCACTTACAATAGAATCATCAAACGATATTTTATTTGAAAGAGAATTATGTTTATTCAATTGCATCAGTTCATTATTAGAACGATTAAATTTTGATGTTATATATTCTTTATTGGATATATCTATACAGTATGTAGATGCAGCATAAGCACCGTTACTTATCTGTTGATACTTAGACATGTCTAATTCAGAATTCATTTCAAGTATCTTTTTAGAAGCTTCATCAAAGTATTCTGGTGTGTCAACCTCATTTACATAATATGGTGTGTTATTATATGTCTTATACACTTCAGTTTCAAGTAACTCTTTATATGAATTAAACTGCAATCCATCATTAATTGTTTCATAGAAAAAAAATGGTGTTGATTCATCAGATGAATTTCTAAGTAACCATGTGACTGCTTGCAACGGGTTTAAATTAGGATATATACCTTTAATCGATGCAAGGTTTTTATTAGAGAAATCTACAGACTTTACACCTAAATCATTTTTACATATGTCTCTTATAAGCGCATTAATATTACCAGTAAAAGACCGATTAAGTTTTTTCATTCGATCAATAAAGGCATGTGAACTTAAGCATATAAGCTTATAATACTGTATACTTGCTTTAGGCTTAGAATGATCTAAGATTTCTGCGATATACACTTCAAGATCAAATATTTTTTCACTAGTAGTTTTACTATTATCTTTCCTTCGAATTTTTATTTTTACTTTCTCACCACCAGACATATGCGATTTTTGAAACAAATCAAAACCGTCGACAACTTTAAGATCAACTTGTATTGATTGGTTAAACAAACTTTCGTTTATAATGACTTCAGAGACAAGAGTCTTTATGTCTATAGTAGAACCATCATTCATTATAAGCTTTAAGCTATGAATATCATATGAAGCTGGAGATGATGCTTTAGTACTCGATGTTTTCGAAGATCTAGGCATTGATTAAATTCTCAAATTCTTCAACAAATTCAGTAATTGAATTCGGATTAATTACTCGGATATACGAGTGTTTTTCGTTCTGGGAGATGATATGTTCACGATTAGATTGAAATACAATTTGACCGGGTGAATCATCAGCGGTTATCTGATAACCTCCACTATAAATCAAAGGCTTTACTGATGATGTGTTAGTATGTATAACCAGATCATCATTAGATAGCTGTGTTTGGTTTAATAAGGTTGGATCATATGGTGGATTTGTTAACTGCCCTTGTAAGTCAGAACTCCATTGTACTTCAGAATATACTGGAGTTATTTGACTAGCTTGTGTTGATATACCTGTTGGTGAAGTGACAGCTCTCTTTTCGATATCACCATCGATATAATAAAACGATGGAGCCTCAGCATAATCATATATGATATCAGGAGATAACGAATTAAAGTCATCAGTAGAAAGCTCTACTTTAATACCAACTTCATCGGTATATACCGATTGTATATATTCTTTTTCCTGAAACGCTCCACCATCTATAGATGTATCAGTCTGCCCAGTCTGTGGATTTTTTCCTTCGACACCATTAACAATATTTTCTACTACAATTAAGTTTAAATCAATATCTTTTCTTTTTATTCTGCCGATAGCACCAGATTTAACACCATACACTAAAGCACCTAAGTCTAATTTACCTGCAATTGAATTACTAGTATACTGCTCACCATTTGCTTCTAATACCGCTCCAGGAGTAAAAATCATTGCTTTACCAGAATAATGTTTTGTCATATATTCTTGTAATGCCAGTTCAGACATAGGCCAAGTCTGTAACCCATCATGTAGGAAATCATTAATAATAAAAAATGTCCAGTAATAATCTGGAGTACCGTATAGTTTTTCTGATATAATATCTGGTCTCATACCATCTTGAATAACATAATTTTTATATAGAGTACTTCTATTTAATAATGTTGTTCTCGATCTAACAGATCTAAATATATTAACCATTTGTTGAATAGTACCACTACGATTAAAGTCATACGATACCTTTGGAAATTGACTAAAAAATGACATTACATATACTCCTAAAATATATCTCTAATAGATGAAATTTTATCTTTAATTTTTTGTTCAATAGAATCAAGACCAAATGAGGCATCGTTTGTTTGATTATTGATAGCGTTTCCATTAGGATATAACACTTCTCTAGTAAGAGCTTTCGTCTCAGTGAACGTTAATGTAACATCTATTTCAGACGGAGAACCATCAGCATGATACATATTAGACGATGCATTATATACAGTATTCATACTCGCTAAATATGATTCCATGATCTGTGGCATGTAAATGTTTTCTTTACCACCATGGTAGAATTTAATATTAAACGTTGGAGGGTATTCTAAATATAATCTATTCTTCACTTCAGGATATAAAGCTGCTCTAAACATATTTTCTATTAACAAAGCAGACTGTGCTTCTTTTTGTGATTCTGCAACAAGTTTAAATGTAAAATTAAATGTCCTAACAGAAACGTTATCAAACTGTAGTACGGTATTAGGGTTAAGCGCTTCACCGGCTTTTATCTTTTGTTGAGTAAATACCGTGGCTGCTCCAACTTCATTTAATATTTTACCTACAGCTTCTGTGGCTACTGCTTCTTTTTCACCTTTAGACAATGCTCCACCAGCACCACTTCCAACTAGCCCTAGATCAACCGAACCATAAGATGCAGAATCTGGTACAGAAAAGCCTTGTGGCAAATATAAATATATTGCAGCGTTTTCTGGCAATGCTCTTTTAACAAATTCGAAAGAAACAAATGGAAAGCCAGTTCCTATATTTGCTTTTTCTCTTAAAGCTTCTGGAAAGACATAAATTTTAGACATACAATTTACCCTATAAATAATACATACATTAACTACTATACCTTTATTTATATGGCTTATTCAGGCAAATACAAAATAAAAAAACCAGAGAAGTATGTCGGAGATCCGTCTAAAATAACATACAGATCATTATGGGAGAAGTCTTGCTTTAAATGGTGCGAAGCTAATTCACAAGTTATTGCTTGGAATTCGGAAGAGGTGGTTGTACCATATAGATGGAAGGTTGATAAGAAGATGCATAGGTATTATGTTGATCTACTCATTAAGATGGAATCGGGTCATGTCATACTTGTTGAGATCAAGCCAGACAAAGAAACTAAACCACCTAAACAACCATCAAGACAGACAAAGAAGTACATCACTGAAGTCACAACATATATAAAGAATACTGATAAATGGGAAGCTGCTAGGGATTATGCAGAAGATCGTGGTTGGACCTTTGAGATATGGACTGAACATACATTAAAGGCTAAGGGTATTAAAATAGTTGGAGCTCCTATTAAGAAAAAGAAGTCAACAACTAAAAAGAAGACTCCTGTTAAAAAGAAATCAACCATTAAGAAAAAATAGTATACCTCTGCCTCACCGGGTAACTATATTATTATAACATACTTTCACTCAAATGTAAAGGACTAATTGATATAAATAAAGATATGGCAAGTCTATTTGATACACTACAAGCAAACGCTCAAAGAGCTGGAATCCAAGCAAGGACTAAACAGTCTAAGAATTGGTTCCGTAAAAAGGTTAATGAACTAGGTGATGTGAATCCTCGTAAACTTTTAAAGGATGACGCATTAGATCCATCATCGAAAGAGATCTCTGGTAGCATGTACATGTACTTCTATGATCCTAAGCATAAGAAGACATTACCATACTATGATAAGTTTCCTATGGTCATAGTAGTTGAACCAGCTCCTGGTGGATTCTATGGTTTGAATCTACATTACTTGGCACCAGGAGTAAGAGCTAGATTCTTAGACGAGTTAATGAAGACTGCACCTAAAAACGTAACAGATAAGAGTCGATTAAAATTACGATATGATTTACTACAATCGACTAAAAAGTTTAAAGAATTTCAACCTTGCTTTAAGCATTATTTAAATAGTCAAGTGAAAGGTCAACCAGTAAGAGTTCCTATGAGTGAATGGGAAATAGCAATATTCTTACCAGTAGAACAATTTGCTAAAGTTAAAAAAGAAACTGTTTGGAGATATTCTCGCAAACAATACAATGGATAAGATATATGTCAATTGATAACTTAAAATCTATAGTTGGTAAAAGAGGTGGCTTAGCAAAGACTAATCGCTTTCTTACGATCTTTACTCCGCCATCACAGAGTCTTTTAAACTTAGATCCATTTGATATCATTGGTCGTTTATTAGATGGCAGCTCATTTAATGCAAAGAGTCTTATATCAGATCCTAGAGATATTGCATTCTTATGTGAGTCGACTCAGATGCCTGGTCGTAGTTTTAATACATTGGATATATCAGCTGAAAGAGAAACTTTAAAGATACCTAATGGTTTTATTGATGACGACGTTACAATGACCTTCTATCTTACGAATGATTATTATATGAAAGATATGTTCGAAACATGGATGTCATCAATTGTAGATACAGAAAATTATCAATTAGGATATAAAGCAAATTATCAAACAGATATCGTTATTCAGCAACTAAATGATTTCGATAAAAATGTATACGGAATAAGATTATTAAATGCTTATCCAATTAGTATAGCAGCAATTGAATTAAATAACTCATCAGAGAATTCATTGCAAAAAATAAGTGTAACATTTGCTTATGATCGATATATACCAGAGAATTTTGTACAGTCGAAAATATCACAAGCAATATCAGCAATACCAAATTTACCATTTGACATTAAATTACCAAGTAAATTAACAAGTGGATTAGAAACATTTAGATCATTATTTTAATATTATAGGAGTTTATTATGGCGTTACCAGTATTGAATGCTGCGAAGTATAAGACAATTGTACCATCACTAGGAAAGGAAGTAGAGTATAGACCTTACTTAGTAAAAGAAGAAAAGATCTTAATGATTGCAATGGAATCACAAGATCAACAACAAATTTTAGGAGCTATTAAAGACGTAATTAGTAGCTGTGTGTATGATGATCTAAATATCAATCAATTAACGATGTTTGATTTAGAAGCATTATTCTTAAAGCTTAGATCTAAATCGGTTGGTGAATCTACCGAAGTAAAAGCTAAGTGTGAAGAGTGCGATCATGAACATAAAGAATTGATTCGCTTTGACGATATTAAAACGCCAGTTATGGATAGTGGTAATACAACTATTAAGTTAACGGCTGATGTCGGTTTAACACTATCGTATCCTAAGGTTGGAGATATTGGAAAACATCAATCGGATAAATTAGAATCACTTGCTGGTATTATGGAAGTATTAATTGATTGTATTGAATCAATCTATGATGCTGATAATGTTTATCTAGCAAGTGATTCGAAAAGAGAAGAATTAAAGGATTTTATTGATTCATTGAATAGTGATCAGTTTACTAAATTGACATCATACTTTGAAACTATCCCAGCACTTAAATATGAATTAGAATATAAGTGCGAAGAATGTGGTCATGATAATAAAATTGTGTTAAGTGGCTTACAAAGTTTTTTTGGTTAAGCCTCTCTCACGATAGCTTATATAACCATTATAAGACAAACTTTGCGATGATGCAGCACCATGGATATAGTTTAACAGAGTTAGATAACATGGTGCCGTGGGAACGTGAGATCTATACTACATTATTACAGGAACATATTAAAGAAGAAAACGAACGACTTAAGCAACAACAAAATAGGAAATAATTATGTCAGAAGATAAAGTATTCCACCCCGCAGATACTAACGGTGATGGTAAGGTATCTAGCGAAGAGGAAGCAATGTATCTTGAGTTTAAACGAAAAGAACTCGAAGATGCAGATGCTATGCGTGATGCTCAACGCAACATGACATGGTTTGCTTTAGGTGGATTACTCTTATATCCCTTTGCTGTTGTCCTTGCATCTCTAGCAGGTCTAGACCAAGCTCAGGAAACACTGGGTGATATGGCACCAACATATTTTGTTGCTGTTGCCGGTATCGTCGCTGCGTTCTTTGGTACACAAGCTCTTAAAAAGAAATAGGTATAAGTTATGGCTAAGATGAAACCAGATCCAAAAAAGAAAAAGAAAGAATTTGACCCCAGCAAATTGTCTGATAAGCAATTGGAATCAGGGTTTGGTGGAAAGGATGCTCAGGGTATTGCACAGCTCGCCGCTGCAATTAAAGAGCAGAATAAAGAACAGCAAAGTAAAAAAACTGATACTGAAAGAAATGACTTACTCAGTCAATTAGTAGCTGACACAGATCGTAAGGATAAGCTAGGTAAGACTAATGCATTATCTATACAAAAATCTTTTGCAGAAACATCTGAAAGATTAAAAACTGCTATAGCTTCTGGTGATCAAAAACAAATTGACTTAGAAACAAAAAACCAAGAGAGTGTACTTACAAGTGCAGAACAAGAAAGAAAACGTAGGGAAGCTCAAAAGGCAAACAAAAAACAAAATAAGTTACTTGAAGGAATTAAAGGATCTATAGGTAACCTTGCTAGCAAATTTAAAGATAATGCCGGCTTCTTAGCAGGCCTAGCTGGTGTTGCATTAGCAATATTCAATCCGGTTAAACTACAAGAATATATTGATCGTACTGTAGCGGTTATTATCGATGCGTTTGATATTGTTTCAAAACTATTCGAAGGTGACTTTAAAGGTGCATTAGAATTATTTAAAGAAAACTGGAAAGATATATCTCTTGCTTTAGGTTTAGTCGTAGCACTTAACTTTGGTAAGATCGTAAAGGTTATTGGTATAGTTAAAAATGGCATGATGGGTATTCAAGCTGCCATGGCTGCAGCTGGTATTGGATTAGGTCCTGCCATATTAATTGGCGCGGCCATAGCCCTAACGATTGCAGCTCTTGTAAAAACCTTTCAAAAAGTAAAAAGTGTATTCGATGAAACTGGATCTGCATTCGAAGCATTTAAAGCCGGCTTAGTTGAATTTCCTGCACAAATATTTGGTATTCCTTTTAATTTACTTAAAAAGGCAATGACATTTATGGCAGATCTCTTTGGATTAGAAACAAAATACGATCCTGATTTTGATTTTGTTGCGATGTTTAGAAATCTTTTTACGTCTATACAAGACGGCATTATTGGTTTTGTTAATGGTGCTATTAAAATATTTAGTGATTTTAGTTTTACTGATCTATTTTCCACTATACAAGATAAGATGAATCAAGTATTTGATGATCTAGTTGAAAGATTTAGTCAATTAAAACTTATCATTAAAGCTTTTGGGGCTGGTGCATTTGCAGCTATTAAAGCCGCAGCACCTGGTGGAGAATCACCTAGTGAAGCTTATACTCGAGTGTATGCTGAAGTAATGTCAACCGGCAGTGCTACCGATAAGGTTGATAAGCTTGAAGTATCAGCTGATGATCGTGGTGATGAGTTGGATATGTCTTCTATGAATAATAAGATGGAAGGACAATTCTTCAATCAAGCAGCTGCTCCAGTTACTATAACTAATGTTGATAACTCAAGTAGATCTAATTCAAATACAAGTGTCGTTAGTGGTCGTTCTGGTCGTAAGAGAGGTTTTGGAACGAGTACTGAATTGGCTTATGGCTAATAAAAAAAAGGAGCCCCGAAGGACTCCTTAAGCGTGTTGCCTGGCGGTATACACCGCTCTTTATTATTATACTATGATTCTTGTGCTAACTTAGCGAAGTAACTAAGGGTATCATCTTCAGCTTCAGCAGTTGGTGCTGCACCAGCAGGAGCTTCAGTGTATGTTGGTTCAGCTAATGTCTGAGCTACTGCAGGTTCTGCTACTGCCGCATGACCAGCATCAACACCTAATACCTTATTAAACTTAGCTTTAAGTTCAGCATAAGTCTTATAGTTTTCAGCCTTAGTGAAGTCTGCTAATGAATGAACCTTAGCATATACTTCTTCTAGCTTTTCTTCGTCTGAGTTAAACAGAGCTGATTGATTACCGAACTCTGACTTATCGTAGTTTACCCAACCTTCAACTTTACGAATCTTGATCTTAAAGTCAGCACCTTCCCAGAAATCGTAAGGGTTAACTGGATCTTCATCTTGGAATTGAGGCTGCATCACGTCCATGATCTTGTCGAAGATCTTCTTACCAAACTTATAAAGGAATACCTTACCTTCATTTTGTGGATTAGATGGATCTGATACAACAAGCACATTTGACACATAGTGTAAACGACGTTTGCGTTCGCGAGCAAGAGCTTTATCTTCATCTCGACCAGTATTCCATAGGATTGCATTTGCTTCTCCAACAGGATCATCTTGGCCAATAGAAGTTAATGAGTTTTCGATATACCACATACCGGTTGGTCCTTGAAAGCCATGATCCCAATAACGAGCCCATGGTAAATCTTCACCTTCCTTGGGTGGAAGGAAACGAATTACTGCATAGCCATTACCAGCTTTATCACGAGTAGGCTTCCAAAAACGGTCATCACCG